TTTGCCAACATCTAGCTCCTTGCCCTGCAAGCTATATTTGAATGCATTTTCAAGTAAATCATTTTGTAATTTACCCTTTCTCACTCCTTCAAGATATAAGCCTGATTGTATTTTTCTGTTAATAATGTCCTGACCTTTCAATTCTACATCCTTTTGCAGTAAATCTACCTGGGCATTTTTCATTTTTATATCCTGGTGCATTCCAACAACATTTGGTAACTGCACTGCCTTTCTCTTTACGTCCAGTCGTGGCGCCTGGTAATTTGGCATGTTTGTTGCATTACCGGGACCTCCCTGACCGTATATTAAATTTGGGTTTAATCCTGCTTCTTTGAACCTTTGCATCTGGGCTGTGGGCAAATTATACTCATTCTGCCTATGCCACATCTCAAGATTTTTACCATATGAGTATTCTGCCATTTCTTTATTGGCTGCAATTGTCGCAGCTGTATTCTTACGAGACGTCCTTGCTCCTAGTATTGAGTTAAATAAACTAGTACCTGCTTGTATTCCTGTACTTATAATCGACATGATATTTTTTTTAGTAAATAATTAATATTTCCTCTTTGTATGACACTGACTTACAGTATAGTGTCAATGCGCACTAATATAACAAGAATGTATAGTGCGCTTTTTGCGGTTAATGCCCCTCCTCACAGAATAGACAGTTAAGCACTCATGCTCATCCGCTTCGCTTCTTCGCCATCGCTTCTTAACTGCGTAATTCTGTTTTAACCAGGGGGCAATAACCTGGCGAAGAATCAGCTATTAGCTTCTTCTTCTCCTTGCTCATTTCCACTCGCCTCTTGCTCTGCTTTTTGCTTCGCTCTTTCTTTACGGAATTCGTTTAATTCCTTAATATCCTGTCTCTTTTTATCTAATTCCTCTCTTTTGAATTTGGCTATCTCCTTATCATGAGCCAACTGTAACTCTAACCTCTCCACATCACTATTTGACATTTCCTCAAAGTCAACAAAATCCAACTTAGCTAATTTCTCCATATCACAGGAATCGACTGTAAGACCCTCTACATATATTCCTTCCTTTACCTCAACAGGCAATACGCCTCTTGAATTTCTTAACAGTATATCTTTTATTTTCATTTCTCGTCCTTGAACGGCCTCACCTATAGGGTCTACCGTTTCCTTTCTAACTACCTTAAAATCATAGTTATAGTGATTTATAATCTTCTTTTTTGCCATAACTTTTTTTTTTACTAATATATAACACTTTTTCTTTTATTTACAACTTTGGCACTCCAAAGTATGGTAACTTCCTCATTGCCTTTAACTTATGATATATTTGTATGTAAATATTGTCACTGCCATCTTGTACAGCGAATATTCGCTCCTGATCATCCGAATTTACCTCCATAAATGTGTTATTTAACCCAGGTCTTGAGTCAAATATCCTATTTAAGTTCCAATGCGATAAACTTGTGTGCATTTCACCTGCTGTACGCGACGGTTGATGCTTATATTCCGCATACCTACTCTGATATCCAAATGTATCTTCATTTTCATCATCAGACACACTTGTGTAATCAAAATAAACCTCCTTATTTAACACCGCCTGCTCTCCTAATTGTGAAAATTGCGGAAATAAGAAATCCTCTTTTGTCAGCCTTGACCACATCCTTTGCAATCCTTGCTGATAGCCTGTGCGGGGTATCACTGTAACTAACCCGATCACATACCCATGCTCCTCGAATGACCTGGAGAATCCATGACCTTGTCCAACTGATAATCCATGACCTGACATTTCACCTTGCGCTGCATTTACTGTATCTGACGTATTAAGTACCTCTGAAATTACCATTGCTTGTTTTCCTCCTCCAAGGTATTCGGGTCTTTGTAATCTTGAATCTGAAGAACGGACTCCGAAGAACGCTCTCACCTGCTCTATATACCTATAACCAGCTCTCATAGCTAGTTCTTTCCATTCCTGCAATCTGGCTGCTATTCTTAGCTCATTAATTGTATTTGCGCCATCGACCACTTGTGGGTCTAATAAATTCTTTGTTATAACATCATTATTAGATGCATCCTGCATGTGTGCTGAATCTGCATGTAAGTTCCCTTCAGCATCTCCGCCACCAATTGTTTCTGTTACATCTGTATAGTTTCTGTATTCCGGTGTAAATGACCCTACCGGTATTTCCATTTCTGAGCCTCTCTGTGTATCGCCAAGACAACTTGTAAAATAATCCTTTTCATAACATCTTTTCCTTAACGCTATTATCGAATTTACTGAACCACTTGGCTCCTCACCTGATACTGTCGGAATTTCATAATCTGCTCCTAAATTTGGGTCTCTATAATAATCCTGGTGAATTTTTGCATATGCCCTAAAAGGTAATGATACTACCCTTTTGTTCCCATTTACAGTTGCTGTAGATGGCACTGGAGGTATTCCCAGGTAATCGGCTAGCGAACCTTCATAAAATGAAGCCTTATTTGTATTTGTAATGTTCAAATAAGGAATTACGGGTGTTTCTAATCCCGTTTTTCCGCCTGTAAAGAATTCTTCGTAATCTTCCCAGATGAGCCTTGTAGGCACGAAGAAGAATTCAGTTTTTATGTCCACTCTGTGCATAACTGGGCTAATTAAAGGGGCAAATCTTGCCAACATCGAGCTTGTCAATTTAAATACGTCACCAGGAATAACCTCTTGACACAGCATCGGTGTCAATTTTCCCATGGTCATGCTCATGTTCAATTCGTGACTCATATCAAAGGTATTCCTTTGATGGTCTTGTACTGCTACTTTTTTAAATACACTCATAATTTTCGGTTTTTTTTGTTACGATTTAAAATTTTTCTTCTATTCTCAATTTGTTCCACTTTATATTTCCACGGATCCAATCCTTTTTTCTTACAATCATTTATATATTCCTCATCCTTATCTGCCATCCTCTTTACCATATCATCTGCATACTCTTCTCTTGCAGCTGCACTCATTACCATATCTCTATAATATCTAGGCATTCTCATTTTATGTCCATCATTTGATACTTGAAATCTTGTATTTCCGTATTTATCATTATTATGATAATTAGCATTTTCTACTATATAATTTCTTCCTATCCCTTTAGACATAATAGCGAATACTTTTGCTCTTCCTTCAACGTTATTCACCTTGTTCATTACATATCCCGTTGTATAGTGTATTGATGCATCACTTATGAATCCGAAATCTAGAAATCCATGCTCCCACTTTTCCTGGAATGCCTTTTCTTGCTGAAGAGAGAAATTCCATATTATCATGTGATAGTGGGGACGTCCTAATTTGTCCCCATACTCACCTACCGCATAATACCTTAATTTCCTGGATTTATCCTTTTCTTCTACTTTTCTTACTCTCTTTATCCAATTCTGCAAGTCTCTCTTATATAGTGTACTAATATATCCTTCTTCATTTTTTATCTCACCTTTCCTAATAACTTTTTCCTCTTTTACCATGGGCAATTCCTCTTCATTATATGTCATTGTTAAGAATGCGCCTGAATACGCTTTTTCTGTTTCTTTTTTAATCCGAAATGTCCAATCATTTCGACGATTTAACACACATTGATAGCATTTCCCACAGGGGACGTGCTGATAATAATAATCATTACCAGCATCGACCCGAATACTTAGTGGACTTAAACACTCCATTTTTACAGCCTTATACCTCCTCTAGAGGTGTTATAGTACCTTTTCCTCTTTACTCTTCGTTTACCTTTTTTGAAGCTCTTAAATGGCCTCTTTTTGAATCCTTTCTTCTTAAATACTCTCCTTTTGTACGCCATGTCATTTTTTTTTAGTTAATAATTCATACTCGCAAAATAGACAGTTAAGCACTCATGCTCATCCGCTTTCCAACTTTTATCCAACTTTTTAATCGCCTTCTTTTTGTAGGCCTTCTGACTCTTTAAGAATTGATATGCTGTTACATCAGCCTCTAACTCATCTACTGCAAGTACACCTATTGTAATCACATCTTTCTCAAAATCATCTCCTACTTCATACTTTAATACATACTGCTTTAGTTTCCTCATTATCTTAATTTTTTAGTTCATAATTTTTCAAAACACCCCCCCCTTTCTGGGTGAGGGGGGTTTTTCGAAAAAAAATTATAGGGGGTTAATTGTCTTAATTTAATATAGGGGATTGACCAGTCCTCCCGTATTCTAATAGCTGCATAAGCAGCCTATACATAACATTATCACCTGGTGTAATACCATACTCACGTAACATTTTATTTCGCATCTCCTGGTTCATTCTTATCTCTCTCTTACCTTTTATACTCTCATCCTTTACCTCCAGGTCTTTCATCATATTTTCTAATTGCTTACGCTTTTTGCCAACATCTAGCTCCTTGCCCTGCAAGCTATATTTGAATGCATTTTCAAGTAAATCATTTTGTAATTTACCCTTTCTCACTCCTTCAAGATATAAGCCTGATTGTATTTTTCTGTTA